GATCACTACCTGTCCGACCCGGTCGAGGCAGCAGCCCCCCACATGGGCGAGCGTATCTCTAAGCGGATCACTGACACGATCGCACGGAAGTTGGGATGACCGATGGCCACCACGTTCGTCGAGGCAATCGGCTCGTACCTTCAAACGCAGGCACTGGGGACGTTGGGCACTGATCTGTTCATCGGTCTACTACCTGCCGCACCTGACGCTTGTGTGGCCCTGTATGAGGGCGACAGCGACCTTCCCATCGTGACCGCTGGGGCGACAGCGATCGCCATCGAGATCATCGACCTGCGGGTCGTTGTCAGGGTCGGGCGAGACGATTACGCCACCGGACGTGACAAGGCGTTAGCGATTCGTACGGCACTCGCCGGTATCACAGAGCAGACCCTCAGTGGTGTCCGTGTACTACGGTGCGCCTCACTGGGCTGGTTACTCGCCGCCGGTAATGACGAGTCAGACCGACCACACTTCACAGTCAGGTTCCGTGCGCATGTCGCCCCCTGATGTGACCCCTCGTGATCCGTACGGCCGTACCCAGACGACCGACCCCGAGCCTCGATGCTGGCGGTGTGGTCGACTCATGGCCGAGTTCATTACTCGCCCGTGGTCGATCAAGTGTTCCCGCTGCAAGGCTGTGAATCGATCCTCGTGAGGAGCACCCTGTCGTGTCTGTCGATGAACCTTCCCCCCTCGACCTTGCCCTTGACCAACTAAGTGCCACGCCGATCGTGTACACGGGCGGCCTGTCCTGTGCTGTTGCTCGTATCTTGGCGGAGGTTCCAGAGGAGACGGGGCGGCGTATCACTCGGCTGATCGATGACACTGCCATCCAGTCTGCTGGTATCGCTGAGGTGTTGGAGGCCGCTGGCTTCACCATCAGTCAGCAGTCAGTGCAAAGACACCGTCGTAGGATCACTAAGCCCGGCTCTGGGTGCAGGTGTCCCCGATGAGTCTCGATGATGCCCTCGACGATCTGCTGTCACCGGTCGAGAGTGGCGACCCTTCGGTTGCGCCTCGTCGTGAACGTGAGGCCCAGTGGCGACCCGGGGTCGAGTGGCGTGGTGATGATGGCACGGTGACCACGGTTGCAGAGGTGGGCGACTCGCACCCTGACTGGTCGCATGTGCTGGCGGTGTGGGACCTCGACCCTGACAAGTTCTCCGTCGTCGAGCCGGTCCTGTTCAATGCGTGGGATGCCCCCGGTCCTGAGGGTGCCATCTTACGGATGCGCCAGTGGAAGGCACGGGTCGTTCGACGTCGGAGTGACGAGAGCCCAGAACTGGACATCGAGTCTCTACTCAGCGACGTGCTCAGGGCTCGGCCACGTAAGCCTGCCCCCCTCGGCGATGGCGTGTTCCATGTCGTGCTCGGGGACTGGCAGATCGGGAAGGCTGACGGCGATGGTCTACGTGGCACGATCATCCGAGTGCGACAAGCGATCGACGATGTCGAACGACGGGTCAGAGAACTACGCAAGATAGGTCGACCACTGGGCACACTGATGATCGAGTGGACGGGTGACTCGGTCGAAGGGTGCGTCGGCTTCTATGCCATGCAGACGTTCGGGGTCGAACTGGATAGACGAGAGCAGATGAGGGTGACCCGACGACTACTACGTGACGCACTGATGCGATGGTCGCGACTCTTCGGCTCGGTGATCTTGCTGGCCGTCGGCGGTAACCACGGGGAGAACCGCAACAGTCGCGGCAAGGCGTACACAACGCTCGGCGACAATGATGACCTCGCGGTCGTCGAGCAGGTCGGTGAGGTGTTGGCCGCGAACCCTGAGACATTCGGGCATGTGCAGATCATCATCGCCCCCGACCACCTGACGGTGACTGCTGCTGCCGCCGGGTGGATCGTGGGGGTGACACACGGCCACGTGGCCCGCGAGTCAGGCTCTGCTGAGTTGAAGTTGCGTCGATGGTATGAGCGAGCCGCTGGCGGTAAGCAGCCCATCGGCGACGTCGATATCCTCGTGTCGGGTCACTACCATCACCTGCGAGTGGCAGACTGGGGTGGCTGCGTGTGGGTGCAATGCCCTGCGCTCGACGGAGGGAGTGAATGGTGGCGGATGACCAGCGGGGAGACATCGACGCCGGGGGTGTTGACGTTCGCCTCCTACCCGGGGCAAAGGTTGGCCGACCTCGCCGTGCTGTGACTCGTCGTCTGCTGACGGCGAACAACACGGACCTGCGACGTGACCGGGTGTACACGTGGAGCATCCCTGCATGGGTGGTCGACACCCCTGACGGTCGCACGATCAATGCGTGCCCGTCAGCCGGTGCCTGCGTCGACCTGTGCTATGCGTTGCGTGGTGCTTACCGGTTCAGCAATGTGCGGGCTGCCCACACTCGCAACCTGCTGATGATCGTCGACGACCTCGACGGGTGGGAACAGGCGATGACTGCCGAGTTGAGGCACAAGCGTTACGCGGAGGCGCACGTGCGTATCCATGATGCGGGTGACTTCTTGTCGGCTGCCTATCTGGCGGCATGGCTACGGGTGATCCGGTCGGCACCGCAGGTCACCTTCTACGCCTACACGAAGGAGGTCCGACTGTTTCACGAACTGGTCGAGCCTGACCCGCCGAGCAACTTCCGTTGGGTGTACTCATATGGCGGTCGTCAGGACAAGCACATCCGTTCTGGCGATCGTCGGGCTGACGTGTTCCCTGATGAGGTGGCGATGATTGAGGCGGGGTTCGTCGATCAGGCGGCCTCGGACTTGCTGGCAATCTATGGACCTGAGGCGGTGGGGATCGTGGCCAACAATCACCCGGGGTCGCGGGCAAAGATGCGCGGCAGGTCACTGTCGCAGATGCAAGCAGACCGGCATTCGAGAACGTCGGGTCACCCTGCTAGTGGTGGGTCGTGAGTCATCACCTGTCCGACCCTCGTGACATTGCTGCGCACGCAGCCTCACTGGTGTGCGGTGATCGTAACGAGGAATACGGGCATCCCTTCGATGACTTCAGTCGAGCGGGGTTGATCTGGTCGGCCATCCTCGGTTGTGATGTCACTGCCGAGCAGGTGGCTCTCTGCATGGTCGGGGTGAAGATTGCTCGCGAGGTACACAAGCCGAAGGCCGACACGGTGCTGGATGCGATCGGGTACTTCTTGACCTTGGCGATGGTGCGAGAGGAACGGGCGGCCAGAGATCGGGGGGACATCATGGACCCGTGACGGGTACGGGGTGGGTCGTAGGACACGCGGTGGGAACCCAGACTTGACGCCAACCCCTAACCCCCCCTAAGTTGGGGTATGTCAGCAAGACCCGCCGGGGCAGCCACCCCACCACGAAGGAGCCACCAACATGACCGCCACCACCACCCGCGCCGCAGCCCACGCCCGACAGGATCAGGCACTGCGCCTACGTGAGCAGGGCTACACCTTCGGTCAGATCGTCTCGACCCTCGGCTTCGCAGGTAGCGGTGCCGTGTCTCAGGCACTCACCTCGGCCATGACCCGCCGCCTCTCGTATGGTCTCATGGGTCGCACGTTCGGTATCGAGATCGAGTGCGTCGGTCTGACGCGCTACGAGGCGACCCAAGCCCTCCGCGCCGCCGGTATCAACGCCCGCGACGAGGGCTACACCCACACGGTCACCTCACACTGGAAGGTCGTCTCCGACACGTCACTCGTCGACGCTGGCGGCCACAACGACACCACCTGCGAGGTCGTCTCACCGATCATGCGTGGCCACGATGGTCTCGCCGAAGTGACTCGCGTGATGGATGCCCTACGGGCGGCTGGTGCGACAGTCAACCGCTCGTGCGGTATGCACGTTCACATTGGAGCCAACGACCTCGACGCCGCCGCCGTGTACCGGGTCGTCGCCAACTACACGAAGAACCAGCAGGCCATCGACACGGTGCACCCGCAATCACGTCGCTCGACCACCGCAGGCACCCTCTACGGTGCCTACCGGTCTTACGAGATCAGCAGCATCGAGAGCAACGTGCAATCGGGCACCGACAAGGCGTACCTCTACAGCGACCGTTACAAGACCGTGAACCTCGTCTCGCTTCGTAAGTACGGCACCATCGAGTTCCGTCAGCACGCCGGGTCACTGAACGGCGAAAAGGCAGCCGCGTGGGTCCAGTTCGTGATGGCGATGGTCGATGCTGCCGTCCGTATCGGTGACCTCGACGTCGAGGCTGACATCACAGCACTGACCACGAAGATGACCGCCGCGAACCTGATGGACCCCACCGCCGCCACCTACCTCAACCACCGCGCCCAGACCGTCACGGTCTGAGCCACCCGACCCCACCACGAAGGAGCCACCAACATGTGCGGTATCGCAGGATTCAGTTTCACCACCACCGAGCGGGTATCACCCCGTGTTCTCTCGACCACCTTGCTGAACGCCATCGAGGAGCGAGGTCGTGACGCGACCGGTGCTGCATGGGTGCAGCACGCGGGTGGCGTGCCAGTGGTCAGGGTCAGCAAGCGAGCGGTCAGGGCTCGCCGGTACATCGAGGCAGGTCACCTTGCCGCGATGCCCGCCACCACGATCACGGCGATCCTTCACACTCGCTATGCGACACAAGGGTCCCCAGAGAACCCGCTGAACAATCACCCGATCAGCCACGGTCCCATCGTTGGGGTCCACAACGGTCACCTCGACAATGATGACGCGCTGTTCGCCGCCCTCGGGGTTGAGCGGCGCGGAGAGGTCGACAGTGAGGCTGCGTTCGCCCTACTGGGCACCACGCGGTTCCGACCCGAACAGGTACTGGACCGGCTCGACGGACGTGCTGCTCTCGCGTGGGTCGACCGTCGACGTGGACGGTCTTCAGACCTGAACTTGGCCCGGGTCAGTGGGTCACCGTTGGCGATCGGTCAGACGGTCGACGGGTCGTTCGTGTTCGCCTCGACAATCGACCTGCTCGACGATGCAACCCTCGCCGCTGGTGTCGAGATGGACTGGCTCGACGTCGTACCAGAGTGGTCGTATCTGCGGGTGCGGCGTGGCGTGATCTGCGACAGCATGGGCATCGTCGGCAAGGCGGTAGCCTAGGGGCATGTTGAGGTCAGGGCAGTGGCGGGTGACGTGGCCTGACGGGTCGTCCCAGTCGGCCACGTCAGCCACTGCTCTGCTCGACCAGATACGAGCGCAACAGTTCGACCCGGTCGTCGACGTCGCCGCCATGCGCCGTGCTCTCAGTGATCGGGCGTTCATCTTGATCGACGCTCTCGTCGATGACAGTCTTGGCGATGACGAGTTCGTGATGGCACTGGACCGGGTTGGGTTCTGGTCTGTCGACGTCGGGCATGTCGTCTTGACTGAGGTACAGTAAGCGAGCACGACCACAACTCCACACACGTGTCGCACCGGCTGGTTCTCCCCCGTCCCGGTAGGTGCGACATCTCGCCCTCGGGTGCCGCCGCTGACAGTGGCACGGGCGAGAGACACGACCCCGGCCGGTGGCTCCTGTCGGGGTCGTGTCATGTCTTGACACTGTTCACCCGTGCTACGCTGGACCGGTCGTGCCCCAGTGGCCCCGTTCCCGTCTCATCCCTGACGTGCCCCCAGTGGCCCCGCTGACGGAGCGGGGCGACGCATGTCGTCGCAGGGAAGGGATGAGCATGGGTCAGCAGTATCGAGTCCTGACCGGTCTCGACTACCCGGGCGGTAGGTGCGAGCCGGGTGATGTGACCGAGGCGATCCCCGCGAAGTCGGTGAAGTGGCTCGTCGAGCAGGGGCATATCGAACCAGTAGCCCCCTCCCGCCCCGTTAAGGGGTCACAGAAGCGCGACATCGGCGAACCTGACCTCGACACCACCCCAGACCCCTCGACGCCCGTAGGGCCGTCTGAGGCTGTCACCGAGCCCGAGGAGGTCTAGCCCAGATGCCCACCTTCCGACACGGCAAGACGACTGCTGTCTTGTTCAATCAGTACAACCTGTCAACGTACCTGAACGAGGCGACCGCCTCGGCTGAGATTGAGACCGGCGAGACCACCACGTTCGGCAACTCAGCCAAGACGTACATCCCCGGGCTACGTGATGCCACCGTGTCCACCTCGGGTCTGTTCGATGGCCAGTCCACCGACGCCATCGACACGGTCATGCAAGCAGCCGCCACCGGTGTCGGTGATGACACTCTCACCATCGCCGTCGAAGGTCTGACCACCGGACGGCGTGCCCTACTCGCAGCCGTCGACACGACGAGTTACGAGGTCAGTGCCGCCGTCGGTGACGTCGTCGCAATCTCAGCCGACTTCCAGTGCGACGGCGGACTGGACTCGGGACTCGTTCTCGCCGGTGCCACCGTCGTCACCACAGCCACCACCACGAACGGCACATCACAAGACAACACGGCCAGCAGTGCCAACGGTGGATCAGCGAACCTTCACGTCACCGTCAACACATGGTCGGGTGCGACCACCCTCAAGGTGCAACACTCAACCGATAACTCGACGTGGGTCGACCTGACCACGTTCACCAGTGTGATCGCCTCCACCCTGTCAGGGCAACGCAACACCGTCGCAGCAGGGACCACCGTCAACCGTTACCTCCGAGCCGTTGCGACCACGGCGGCAGGTTCGGGTTCCATCACCTATTCCGTCGCCTTCGCTCGCCGCTAACAACAAGGAGAAACAGTCATGCCCACTTTCCGTCACGGTAAGGGTCAGTACCTCCAGATCGACAACGCCTCGGGCACACTGGTCGACATCTCGTCCTACGTGAACGAGGTTTCATTCCCTCGCGAGATCGAGTCCGGTGAGACCACCGCCTTCGGTAATACCGCCAAGACGTACATCGTCGGTCTACAGGATGCGACGATCAGTGTCAGCGGCATGTACGACGCCACCATTGACGCGCAGATCGTGGCCGTCATCGCCGCCCTCGATGTCGGCACTACCATCTCGACCGCATCATTCGTGTACGGACCCGAAGGCTCAGCGGTGTCTCGTATCAAGTACCTAGGCGAGACGATCGTCACCGGCTACGAGGTCAGTGCTGGTGTCGGCGACGTCGTCACATTCTCGCTCGACCTCCAGTGCACCGGTGCCATCACTCGCACCACGTTCTAGATCACCCCGCAATGACCAACCGTGCCCTAGTGGCCCAGATCAAGGAGTACCCCGTGTCCCTTCGTGACCGCATTCTCGCCACCGACGACATCCCCACCGAGACCCTAACCGTCCCCGAATGGGACTGTGACCTACTCATCAAGGGGATGAGTGGTGCAGATCGTGCTGGCCTACTAGAGCGAGCCGTCAACCCTGACGGTGGCGTGTCGTTCAGCAAGTTCTACCCAGAGGTCGTCATCGCCACCGCACACGACCCGGCCACCGGCGAGCGTCTGTTCGACGAGGCTGACCGGGACCTGCTGATGTCCAAGTCAGGGGCAGCCCTTGACCGGGTCGCCACCATCGGGCTCAAGTTGTCTGGCATGACCGATGAGGCAACGAAGGCAGCGGGAAAAGACTCTTAGTCAACCAAGAGCGTCGGGCGCTGTTTGAGTTGGCAGAGAGGTTGGGCAGGACAGTTGGCGAACTGCTCTACGGCTCTCCCGGTCATCGACCGGTTACGGCCTACGAGTTGACCGAGTGGTTCCAACTGTGGCAGTTGAGGAACGTGGAGGCTGAGGCAGAGGCGCGACGAAGCAGAAGGAGGTGACGTCAACCGGTGAGCACAGTTGCCGAGGTCAGTGCCAAGATCACCGCCGACGTCTCGTCGTTCACGCGAGGGATGCAGTCAGCCTCACGTGCTGCTGACGATCTGAAGCGTGAGACGGACACACTTCGGAAGCAGTCGATCGACGTCAACACCAACCCGTTCATCGCTGCCGTGAACAATGCGAACAAGCACCTCGACTCATTCCAGACCGAGATAGTGAAGTCCAAGGACCAGTCACTAGATGCCAACACTCGACCGTTCATTGATGCCGTCGACTCAGCCAACCGTCACCTCGATGCGTTGCAGGCTGACGCCAAGCACCCCATCACGGTGCACGGATCGGTTGCTGGTCTAACTGGGCAGACCACTGCGGCGCAGGCGGGCATGGCTGGGATGGCGGGCAGCGCCAAGAAGACTGGCGGCGCGATGGGGGTACTCGGCAAAGGGATGATGGTTGCCGGGGTCGCGGCAGTCGGTGTCGGCATGTTGGGTATGGCTCTCGGTAAGACGGCGCAGAAGGCGCAAGAGTCGGCGGCTGTTGCGAACACCACAGCACAGATCATCAGGAACACCGGAGGTGCGGCGAAGGTCACCTCCACTCAGGTCGCAGCGTTGGCAACGTCGATCAGTGAGAAGACCGGCAAGGATGATGAGGCAATCCAGTCGGGCATGAACCTGCTCCTGACCTTCCAGAAGGTGTCCAACGCTGGCACAGGTCAGGCAGCAGTGTTCGACCGAGCCTCTGCTGCGGCCGTCGACCTCGCAGCCACTGGGTTCACCAGCATCGAGGGTGCCTCCAAGATGTTAGGCAAGGCACTGAACGATCCGACGAAGGGGATGACAGCACTCGGACGAGCGGGTGTGAAGTTCACCGACGGCGAGGCCAAGAAGATCAAGGCCATGCAGAAGTCGGGTGACCTACTCGGTGCGCAGCAGGTGATCCTCGACAAGGTCGAGGGCAAGGTGAAGGGCGTCGCCGCCGCCTCCGCATCTCCGATCGAGAAGATCAGCACCCAGTTCGAGAACCTTCAGGAGGTGATCGGAGCCTCACTGCTGCCGGTCATCAGTGACCTGTCGAAGACCCTCGGCCCAGTGTTCGCCCAGATCGGCCCCCCACTAGGGAAGGTCGTCGGGATTCTCGGTGGTGCCTTCACGCAGGTACTGACAGCACTGACACCAGTGCTCGGCCCATTGACTGAAGCGTTCGCCTCGATCGCTGGCATCGTCGGTGGTGCACTGGTCAGTGTCATCACAGCCATGACTCCGACTCTCACACTGATTGCCACCATCTTCGCCGACCTCGCCAGCACTATCGGTCCAATCCTTGCACCGGTACTGGCGGTGATCGCGAAACTGATCGGGGCGATCCTGACGGCAGTGGCACCACTACTGCCACCCCTCGCTGAACTGATTCAGACGATCTTCAAGGCTGCGGCTCCCATCTTGCTGATCGTTGGGGATGCTCTTATTCAAGTGGTGAACGCTCTGATGCCGATCGTGGCCGCGATCACTCCGATACTCCCGATGGTCGGGCAGATGGTCACCTTGATGGGGACCATCTTGACGCCCATCCTTGAAGCCCTGTCTCCGGTGATTGTTGTACTAGCGGGAGTGCTAGCCAACCTGCTCGGCCGATCCATTGGGCTGACGATGGCGGGCATCGGTGGCCTCATTCAAGTGTTCGCAAAGGTGGCCCCATTCGTTATCAACAATGTCACAATCCCCGTGGTGAATGCGTTCATCAGTTTCGCGTCTGGGATTCTCGGAGCCGCTGAGACGGCGTTCTCATGGGTGCCCGGTCTCGGTGACAAGTTGGGCGAGGCCAAGTCGGCGCTAGACACTTTCAAGGGCACAGCAACCACAGCGATGAAGGGTGCCGCTGACAAGATCAGTACCGAAGGTGACCGCATCGGTGAGTCGATGCGACTCGCTGGGAAAGAGATGCTGGTCAACGGGCCGCCCGAGGCTAAGACGGCGGGCAAGGCTCTCGGGATCAACTATGCGGCAGGCATGGTTGGTGTACTACCGAAATCCACGGCGGCAGCCAAGCAGCACGCCAATGCGGCGCAGGCCGCACTGAACAAGAAGAACCTCGACGTCCACAAGGCGGGGGCCACGGCAGGGACGAAGATAGCCGACGGGATGAAGTCAGCGAAGCCCACTGTCGATGCCGCCGCCAAGACGGTTGCCGGTGGTCTCGCTACTGGTGTCACCACAGAGATCACTCGACAGACGCCTGCCGTCGAAGCAGCAGCACGAGCGATGGGTGCTCGGGCTGCTGCGGCCGTGAAGACTGGGGCGCAGGTGTCGTCCCCGTCGAAGGCGACGATCTATGTCGGACGAATGATCGCTCTGGGCCTTCAGGTTGGTATCAGCAAGGAACGGGGCAGGGTGGTGCAGGAAGCGAAGATGGCAGCCGCTGACGCCCTCGCCGCAGTGAAGGCGGCGAACAAGGCGGTGCGAGAGGCGAAGACCCCAGCAGATAAGGCACAGGCGCTGCGTGATCTGACTCGTGCCCAGTGGGCTTATGCCGACGCGCTCGCTGCCTCCAAGAATGCGGGCAAAGACTTCGACCGTCAGTTCCTCACTGCTGGTATTGAGGCCGCCGCCGCCGCTCTGGACAGGTACAAGGCTAAGGCACGCAACGCGTTAGACCTGTTCACGAGTGTACGAGACGCAATGAAAGGCTTCGGCGGCATAACGTCTATCGCTCTACCCGATGGTGCGACACCGGGGATCACTGACATCCTTGGCAACATGCAGGCAAAGTTGGGGGCGATCAAGGCATTCGGATCAGACCTCCAACGGTTGAGGAAACTAGGACTCAACAACGCAGTCCTCCAAGACATCATCTCTGCCGGTCCGATACAAGGTGACCAGATCGCGCAGGCCATCCTCAACACCGCCAAGGGTGGCGCGGCCGGGGTGGCGCAAGTCAATCAGGCGCAGCGAGAACTCGTGACCGCCGGGGGAGTTGTAGGCGACGCCGCCAGTCAATCGCAGTACGGGATGACTGGGGCGCAGGCACGAGGCGTAGTCAACACGAAGATCACCGTCGCATCTGGTGGCATCGTCATCAACTTCGGAGACGGCGTCCGAGCCGGTGATAGGACGGCGATCAGGGGCGTCGTAGACGTGGCGGTTCGTAAGGCACTCGCTGCCGCTGCAAGAGAGGCGGCCAAGTGACGACCTACAGGATCATAGAGGACTGCGTTGGTGGCGACAGCACCAACGGCGCGGGCTACGCTTACACCGCCGGGGAACTGGTGACACCGACAACCAGCGGCGAGATTGTGCAATTGAATTGCATGATCGACTATGGGCTAGCGATCATCGTGGAGGGTGTCTGATGGCGCAGGTCACCGTCATCTATCGTACGTCGGCCGCCGCTGTTGTGGTGAGCACCGATTATGTCCACGGCATTATCGCTGGGCAGACTGTCCGAGTCGTAGGCTCTTCAGTGCGAGCCTTGACGGGTATCAGTCTGAG